TGTCAAGCTAGTGCGCCTCATATAATCATTACTACCATCAAATGTACTCGCACTACAGTTATCCTGATTAGGCCCACGCTCTGCTGTAGCTAAAATTCCATTTACTGTAAAGTCTCCACCTGTACCTGAGTTAGAACCTGCTGTATCAGCGTCCGTCATTGGGAGGTATAGGATTGGGTTAGATGGTATTGTGCTTGAGGGTTTGCCGTCAGCGTCTATGAATAAACGTCTGTTGGATGTGGTGCTTAGATCACGATAAGTGTAGTCTAGGAATACATGGGCTAGTCGGCCTTTAAAATTAGCTTGAACTGAGCCATTCACAGTATTGATATACCCACCTACTGCGTGTTTAGTAGATGTAAAATCTATAGTATCATTTGTGTATGTTACCCAGACTGAACTAAATAAAACATCATTGATATAGACAAAACGGTTGGAGGTGTTTGCAAGGTCGATACTAAGTAATAAATGTGACCAAGTATTTTTTGAAATAGCGTGAGAAGAACCATTAACTAACTTTACATCAAATATTTTAGTCCCAGAAGAATTTTTGGCTGTAACGTGAAGTTCGTTATTTCCACCTGTATCTAGCAAAACATGAAACGCATTAGTAGTTGTAAATACAGTTGAACTACTTTCATCAGTCCAATAAACCCAGCAACTAAATGTAAACGTCTTACCATCAGCGTTATTCGTCATATCACTGGTTCGTAATAAATAATCAGTAGCCCCATCAAAGCTAACCGCTTCTGGCAACACCTCACCCGATACAGGGTTAGTGGCTAATAACTTCTTTTCAATAGTCATTAAGCCATACCTATGCCACTAGCGATTCCGTACCAAATAGTTCCACCATCACAGGTTGTAAACGTAAGCACATCAACTCCACTAGCAGTCAGTGTAGGTGCAGTGGCAGCAGGCCAGTCAACGCTAGATGGGAAGGTCAAAGTGGCTGACCCACCATTAGTTATAATGAGAGTGAAGCTACAAGCTGTACCACTGGCTGCTGGATTAGTAAAGGTAAGAGTTTGCCCACCTGAGAGCGTGTAGGTGAATACATTGCCTAGCTCTAGGTCAACAGCGTGTGCAGCCATAGCTACTTTAGTTTCAGCGTAGTCCTTTAAGACAGGACGTTGGACGATCTGGTCAGCCATGTTGACCAAGCCAGACATAGTGCCTCCAGCCTTTGGAAGTGCAGCATCAGCCGTTACACCATCTGCCGCTACGTCACGACCATCTATAGTAGAGTTAGTTGTTAATGCACCTGTAAGTGCGCCACCCGCCTTAGGCAATGCGGCATTTGCTGTAGTAACAGTGGTTGACAAAACTCCATCACGGGTAGCAATATCTACTCCGTCAAAGGTGCTATTGGTAGTGATAGCGCCTGTCATAGCTCCACCTGACTTAGGTAGTGCTGCGTCTGCTGTAGTCGTTGTGGTGCTTAATACAGAATCCCTAACAGCTATATCTACCCCATCAAACGTAGAATTAGTTGTTATCGCCCCTGTCATTGCACCACCAGACTTAGGTAAGGCTGCATTGGCAGTAGTAACAGTTGTTGATAACACACCATCACGTGTAGCTATATCCACACCATCAAAGGTACTATTAGTTGTTATGGCTCCCGTCATTGCACCGCCTGACTTAGGTAATGCAATAGCGGCAGCAGCAGTAGCAGAAGCATTTGCAAAAGCTGTAGTAGCTATTTGTGTAGTGTCAGTACCTACACTAGCTGTAGGGGCAGAGGGTACACCTGTAAACGTAGGTGCTGCTATGTTAGCTTTAGTAGCTGAGGCTACTTCAATAGCATCAAACTCAACATTAAACTCAGTACCTTTAATAGTCTTAAGTGGGTTTCCTGAGGCTAAAGCATCTTTTGTTGCAAAATTTGTAGTTTTAGAATAATTAGACATTTAAAGTACCTTACCTTGTTTAGCATAAATTGTTAGCCTTTGTAGACTCATAGCTGATCCATCTATGGGTGCATTGAATCCTATTTGTAGTATATTTCCTGAGCCTTGTGCTGGTGATGATTGGTCATTAACTAAAATACCACCGCTATACTCAATAAGATTAAACTCAGAGATGTTGTACTCAGCTACAGCACTTGCGTCCAAAGTAAAAGTTTCTGAGAATACTGCTGGTTCATACTCATAACCTACTTGGAGTGAGAATGTTTGACCTGAGATACCTACAGTAGTTGCGGATACTTTCTTTATTATTTTGTTTACATCAGATAATCCTAAGTCAAAATAATTACTAGCATAAGACATTACATAAGGTTGGTTATTATCCCTATGTCCTTTGTAAGTAGCTATTCCGTCTATCTCTGCGTAGAATAAACTAGAGCCTACAGTTAAATAGTTCTTAGGTGGCACAGAGTTCCACAGTGTAGCCCTAAATGCTCCATCCTGTAAAGGTGCTCTTGTATCAAAACAAAAAGTCTGGAATGTAGTAGGAAAAGATAATAAGTAAAAAGAATTAGAAGGTGAGTAAACAGATTTAATTTTACTTACATCTTCAAACTCTAAAGCTTGTATTATATCATCACTAACATTCTTAGATATGTCTCTGAGAGGCTGAGATTTCTCTTGTATGGTACGACTTAAAGAACGTATACCTGAGGTACTTAAAAATAATATATCCTCACCAGTGCTCTGTACGGAGTCCCTAGCGACACACCCAACACCTTCAATAACTTCTACTAATGTTAAACTTGCAGTAGTCATTCCAGATTGAAAGTTATCACCATCACCATAAACTATAATGTTATTCTTACAGAATATAATTAAGAATCCGTTATGAGCACCTAGGGCTACTATTTCGTCCATACCTTGCGTTAGTACACCAGATATATCAAGAGTTCCAGCAGTTCCTGTACTCCAATCAGTACCATCAAGAACATCACTAAAGTACACTGTAGTTTTATTAGTAGGAGTATCGGCTGTCCATAAACGACCATAAGCAGCTAATACTGTGTTAGCTTTTTGTGATCCTGAGGTAGTTCCTGTATGTACAGATATAGACTCAAAAGTGTTAGTTCCAGTAAATACTAAAGGTAAATAACCTCTCTGAAAGAAGTAATGATGGTCATTTAACGTAGCAGCTTGCCAGTTACCATCTGATATAGTGTCTGTAGTAGTAGGAGTAATTGTAGTAAGTGCTGTAGTACCTTTATAAAATGTAGTATTACTCCAGTTTAACCTTGTACTTACTCCTGTAATGTCTATAAAGTTTGACATTCCTTCTAAACCAATATTAGCGTTAGCTCCATTTGAGCCACCTAAAGAAGTAGTTAATGTCTCCCAACCTTTACGGGCACTTAAGCGTCCTTGTTTATCAATAACACTGTTATCCGCTAGAAGTGCAAATCCTTCTTGTAATGTTACACCTGATTCTTGAGTGTTAAGCCCATAGAACGCTGGTGCAGATATTGCTGCGGATATTATAGGTTTAGCCATTTATGAGGCCTCCCATACTAACGCATTAGGGTCTTTACCTGCATCTAAAGATATTGCGTCTGATAGGTATGCTTGAGCAAGAGCCTTGGCTGATACTGAGGTAACACCTCCATCTTCCCCACGTTCCTCTACAGCCATTGCATATGCTAAAGCTTGTATAGGTAAGAAAGGAACCTTAATAGTAGCACTGTCTGCTAGTACATCAGGTGAGCGTAGTAACGCTTGTATCTTTATAGAGTAAACAGCATCAGGTATTGGGTACACTCTAATCTTTGTATCACCATTGCTATCTAAACCATCAAAAGTGTAACTGGTTGGTGTCGCTACTGGAGGTGTGCCATTTAGAAATTTATCGTCAAACCATAAAGGCGTTTGATAAGATAAGAATCCATTGCTTGTGTCATTGATAACAGAAAGCACTGTACTCTTGTCACCTGATCCTGTTATTGTGTATACGTGTGTATTAGCTTGAGTAGCCACTGTAAACGTGTGTCTTAGGTTTGACCAAGACCATGCGCTTTCTACGTACTCAATAGCATCATGTACAAAAATACCTATAAGCTTAGAGTAGCTATTATCTGCAATAGTGACAATTTCTTTCTCTCGTAGCCTTATTAAAATATTGTTTACTAATTCTTTGTATGTTTTCATGTAGCTTTACCATTTAATTTTTCTACTGTCCTTAACCCTGCTAGGCCAAGCATTGCTAGTGTAAGTTCAAGCATTGCGTCTAAAGGTAACTCAGGGCTACCTAGCTCTGGAGCTAACCACTGCAACACAGGGTTAATGACAAAGGCAAACAAGAAACCCATACCGCAAACCCACATGAGAAATGGACGGGCACCAGCCACGAAAATTGACCTGTGACCTGCCTGTACTCTGCTTATCTCTGCCTGTAGAAGTGCTGGTTTCATAGCTAACTTCTGTTTAAGTAAGTCACCTTGTGCCCTTTCTTCATCTGATGTAAACACACTGTCGATAATATTACCAATAGCTTCTATAGGTTGGGCAACAGAACTGCCACCACTAAACAAACTACTTAGTATGCCCATTAGAATGTACCTTCCTTAAAGTAAAGCCAACTAGCAAGTAATACTGCACTGGCAATCCAAAGTATCTTTTTAGTAACGGACTTACCTACAGCAAGGTAGAATCTTTCATAAGCCTTGTCTGCCGCTAACTCTGCTATTTCATTCTTTTCTGCTGCTGTTAGTTCACGATCATTCATTTTACAAAGTTCCTTTTATATAAATTAACACACCGACAAACGCAGCGAGGAAAAGTACAGTTAGTATTGTTACTACTAAACCTGTTTCTACATTATTCTGTATCTTCTTGTTTCTTACTCTTTGTTTTGCTGCCGCAGCTTTCTGCGTCTTAAAAAACTCGTCACGAAATTGTTGATACTTGTAATAGCCAAGAAGTCCTTGTTTATTGAGCATGAACTCAAGTTCTTTTTCCTGTCTTTCTAAAGCTTGTTTAGCTTGGTAAGCGGCTAATACGTCACCAGTACCTAGCTTTGCCTTTTGTTCAATGGCTTGACTTGCGCCAAAGTATTTTGTTAAAGCGGAACCAGCATCTGCTATTTCTTTACCATTAGATAGAGTAGTCTTAATAATTTTAAAGGCTGCATTTGCAATTGCTAACTCAGCTAACATATCCATACCCTCCTTGTGTACTCTTGAGGAATCCCGTAAGGCTCCCTAGAGGGTTGCACTACAAGGTACTCTGCATTTACTGTATGGGTCTGTGGTTCAATGAGGGGTCTGTAACCTGCTGGTGATACATCAGGTGACGTATGTATGGGGTAAAGCTCTAAAGGACTAGACCACATTAAATACCTCTCATATCTTTAACACAGAAAGCTGTAATAGTTTTGTTAGCTTCTACTTTAACTACAGAATAGCCTACCATCGGGCTAACCACAGGCTCGTAGCCTCCTATATCACCTACACGTAATAACTCTTTTCTACAGTTATCAAATGTACTGTAGCTAGACATTATCAAAGGTATACTAGGCTCACCACTAGCTAACATTGTGGCAAGTACAATAGCCCACATTAGTAGTTACTACGTATTTTCATTGTCTTTTTAGCTGGTGTTTTCTTTTTCTTAGGTTTAGCTGGTGGACGACCTACTTTGTTTCCGTATGTTCCTTTACCTTGTGGCATGGTTACTTACCTCTATTTTTAGCTGTTGTTGATAGTTCACTTTTATGAAACAAAGGTTTGCTATTCTTAGTGTGTTTTGCACCTGTCATAGCCTTACCTGCTGTTTTATGAATAGCCCCTTTATGCTCAACGCCACTCTTTAAGTAATGTCTAACTCCTTTCATAAGCTATTTCACCTTTCTTTTCTTAGCTG